TTAATGCTGCCAATACTGCCTTATTTAAGTTTACAGTGGTAATAGGCCTCTTCGAGGCTCTTCCTGCGATATCGGCGTCCAACGCTCCGTAAATACTAAGATTGCCATCTACGTTAGACACCTCCAAACCATCACTTGAATCAGATTTAATCGAAATACCGCCGAGTTGACCGTTTGCAAACGTTTTGTCTGTTAAAAGTTTAGCTGCATTTAATACCCAAGATCTAGAAGAAACTGTAATTTCAATAGATTCTTGAAGGTCTCTATTATTAAGATAACCATTGTATACATATGTGTAAGAATCTTGAGTACTTCTATCAGAACTAAGATTATATTTCTTTCCTTCTTTAGTTATATATTCGTTTGGATTAGAAGTAAGTTTAATAAAGTCGTTTTCTGCAACTACCCCCGCGGTAGCTCCTGGAACATTAGTAATTTCTACTCCACTGGGAATGGCTGCACAGGCTTTATCTACATATTTCTTATTAGCCGCATCTTGCTCTTGGGTCGGGTCTTCAACCGCTAACGTACCCGCAGCAGACCTCTGCGCAATCGTGCCACCTTCAGCAGAATAAGTATATGAAATACCTTCGTTTCCGTTTTGAGTTTTAGCATAAACCTGATTTACCGCAGACTCTTCTAATACATTTAGCTTGCCTTCCAAATCAGTTGCAGTTGCAATCTTTACATCATTTAATTTAGCACCGTCTTTATCTAGGGTTAAATTAGTCGAAGAAGTCCCGTCTGCGGCATTTATATACATTGAAACAATATCGGAACTCATTGCCACAACAGCTGCATTAGTTCCTTCTTCAACATCCTCAGTAGCCTGAAGTCCAATATGGCTCTTAGAAATAGTCATACCTGTTTGCGAAATGGTATTTCGGTGATATATAGCAATATCTGCATCATCATCGGTTAGTCTCCAGCCATCTTCTTTCGTACCCAAAACACTTTCGGTAACAAACTCAGAATACTGAAAAGGAATATCACCACCAGCAACATCTGCCAAAGTCGCAATTGTGCCTGACTTTTGAGGTAATTCTAAATCATAAGCATTTCCATTTTCTTCTAAACGAATACCAGTAGCTTTATATTGTGCAACATGATCGTTTTGCGTACCGTCGCCATTTTCAGTGTTGCTCATTACTTTAAGAGCTGCATTAGTAATAACAATATTGTCATCACTTTCGAGCCCTTTATCAAACTGAGTAGCCTCCTTAAAAGTATTCAAATCAGTAAATGTATTCTGCTCAGACAGCATCGCGACGCCAGCTATTTTTTCATCAATAGTAGTTCCCAACGCATCTAATTGCCCTTTGTTTACCGCTTGTTTAGGCGCAACGCCATCAGCTACTTGAAATCTCCCACTTGCATCCCTTAAGGGGATAGTATTAGCGTTCGGAGTCTGAGTAGCAAAATAAGTGGTTTGATTTCCACTTTCATCTACCCCATAAATTCTTGGGTTTGCAGAAGAACCCTGAGCTTTGTCAACTTTCTTCTCTAAGTTACTATCAACATATTCTTTACTTACATCGCCGCCAGTACCACCACCTTGAAGCGCCTTGGCGGCCAAGCTTCTTGCAATAACGTCGGTGGCCATAAATCACACTCCTTTGGTGATTTTGCCAAACACGCTTGCCTTTCCACCAGTAACCGATAGCAAATTAACTTTAATTTTAGCAATACCTTCAATACCGAAAGTATACAAACCTTTTGAGGTAATCGAAGTAATCAAGTCATAATTACTCGTAAATCCAGTAAGAAGATGCCATTCATCCGATGCCATATCGGAAATACCAAAGACCTGCAATGATACGCTCGTTGCGGTGCCTTCAACCTGAAGTGTAAGAATTTCACCCTGGGTGTTTACTGTCATAGGGCTTTCCTGTGCTTCAGTAACATTTTTTAAAAAATAAAAATTATTATGTGTAACCATATCCTAATCCCCTTTATATATTTTTTATTATTATTTCTCTTCCTTATTTTTATTTAACGCTTTATCCAACGCGTCTTCTTCAAACGCTTCTTTAATGCCAACAAGACTATCATCATTAAGGCGCAAAATATCCGCCATATTTTTAAACTTCTGTGGATCTTCGTCTTTGAAACTCTTAAATGAATTAGTCAATTTTGCAATCTCTTTGGTATCAAGTTTGGATAACGTTTCGGTAAGGTCTTGTAAATTTTCATAAGAAACTGTACGCTCAAACATATGCACGAGCCTGTCATAATCCCTATGACAAAACTCAAGCATATAATCTGCAAGACCTGAACTATAAATTAAATCGTAATTTTCATACGTCTTAAAAGAATCATCAAAATCAATTCCAACATTCGTATATGCAAAAAGTGCATCGAACAAACAAACCACCTCTGCTCCAACCGTGAAAATTGAACTCGGAATATTTACTGGTTTATCTGCGTCAACGGACATCTTGAATAATATCATAACCTTTTCTGCAACTGGTATATATGATTTAATTACCAAATCTTTTTTCAATTCTGTAAAAAGTTTGCTATTGTTTTTGTCTATTGGATTTTCTAAATATTTAGAACAAACCTCAATAACTCTTTCTATATTTAAACTTTCCATATTTTCTCCTTTTTAACTCAAATTGCTTAGGCGGAATAGCCAAAATAAATGACCGCACAAGACTTTCCACCAGGACCTCCTTTTGCATTTATACTAGCAAATGCTCCGCCACCACCAGCGCCGTAACCTGGTTGAGAGGGTATAATATTACCTGCGGTTGCTCCATCGGCCCCATTTGAAAAAAAAGAAGCCGCTCCGCCGCCACCTTGTCCAGCTACGCTCGATCCAACTCCCCCATCAAAAGCTTTTGCCTGATAACTCCAATTTAATGAGTTATAAAAATATAAGCCTGGATGTAATATGCCAGTACCGTCAGAGCCAGCAACAGATGCAGGGGCCAATAATCCACCTTGCCCTCCCGAAACACCAAGCTGCCCACGACCTCCTTCATATGTTAATTCATACATATCTATCGTCCCACCAGAACCTTTTGAGGTATATTTTCCACCAGCACCTCCGCCACCAGCACTTATATACCTAAGAGTAGTAAAAGGATCTGCGAGGATTGCCGCTCCACCACCCGTTTCCTGTCCTCCAGGAGCAGCCAATCTTATGTGGAAATATCCCATTGTACAAACAAGCCAGATGGTAGCTCCACTTCCCCCTCCAGCACCACCAAATGTAGCATAAGAACCAGTTTGAGAAGAAGGGCCACCGCCACCACCACCAGCACCTTGTAATATAATTGCCACATGATGAGGTACAATCCCCTTATAAAAATTATTTTTAGCCCAAACAACTTCGCCATTAACAAGCCATCCCTCATCATCATTATATGTTACCTTGTATGTTATAGTGTTTCCACCAACTTCGGGCCCTTCTAAGATTTTATATGCAATTCCTGGATTGGATTTTGTTATATCAAACATAGATGGCACAGTTCCTATATATGGGATTTTTAGAGGTTGAGAACTATCTTTGTAATTTAATGAAACCAACTTCATTGCTGGAGCATCAGAGGCTTTTGGATAATTTGGAATAGAAATTTGATTGCCATTATACTTATAATTTAATAGTTGATATGGAAGCCCAGTTATTCTATTATATCCACTTGCCAAATCACTTTCGCACACTTCAGACAAGTCTCTTTTTTCCTCTTTGGCAGTAAAAGGATTAATAATTTTATCATAAAATTTATCAGAAGGAAAAGCCATAATGTTTAGCCCTCCTTCTTCAATTTTTCAACTTCTTTTTTTAATTTCTTAACTTCTTCTATAAGAAGATAAACCAACTTGGTTTCTTTAATGTAAAGCATGCCATCTCCACTCTCGCCGACAAGTTCGGGGTATACTTCTTGTAATTCTTGCGCTACAAAACCAATCGCATGCTCACCAGATTTCTTCCAATCATATTCTCTGACTGGAACGCCAAGAATTGAATCGTGATATTCAAAAGGTTCGATATTAGTTTTAAGTCGAGCATCAGAAGTTGCGTTAAAAGAGGCGGCGGTAATTTCGCCAGTCGCGGCAATTGTAGTAGCCGAAACACTACTATTATTTATAACAGTAGTACCTCCTCTAATATCTATTTTAGAACAAGTTATCTCCCCACAACTAAGTGCCTCCCATTTGGTGGAATCTCCAATAGCAAGATTTCCACTTAATATAACATTTCCCTTTTCCCCATCAATCTTAAGCATAGTCGTGGTTGTAGTAGCTGTGCCAAATGTAATTTCAAATTTATTATGTGTGAGATTAAAATTACTACTAGAAACAAGCATATCTGCACCAGCCGAAATACTTACATTATTGCCAGCCGCAGAAAGATTGAGGTCCCCATCAGCGCTTAGTGTTGCAGTGCCTAAGCCTGTAATATCTACGGATTGTCCCTCTAAATTTACTCCAGTAGTGCCATTTATATCAATGGTTTTAGTAGAAGTAATATTAACCTGGGATTCTGAAGTTGAATAATCAACTTTAAGCTTATCACTATTTATATTTATTGCACTAGCACCAGAAATTGTAGTTGCTGCATTAAGGGCATCAATAACATTCATAGCGTTGGTTTCACGTGAAACGTACTTCCCGCTACTATCGGCTTCGCCCACATATTTACCAGTGCCTACATATATATCATATTTATTTTGCAATAAATTCTTATTTTCCATTGAGCAACGAACATAAGAAGCCAGTTGTCCATCTTTTATGCAACCATGTTCATCGGTCGATGCCCTAACATTATCATTTATAGTCATAATTTACTCCTTATCTTCGTTTGACATTTTAGAAAAGAAGTCTCCGAGTTCCTCTTCGTCGGTAGTGTCATCATAAACAGAGACCATATCGGCTGTCGCCCAATTCTGTAATTTCTGAATAACACTCTGAGGATAACCTCTTTTCTTTAAATTAGTACACCACGCGTGTCTGCAAGCGTGATTATAAAAATCTATATTAAATTTTTCACTAATTCTTTTTGCCCAAGAATTAAATGTCGGGATTGTTGCAGGTACATATTCCCCACCGCGTTTAACGACAAAAAGATAATCGCATTCAATCCCAAGCTTTTCTCTTTCTTCCATCCACTTCTCAAAATATGGATCAAAAGTATAAGCAAAAATATACCTAGGAACCTGTTTTCCTCTCGAACCCTTTCCTTTTGTTCTAATTTTCGGTGTACGATACATAAGTCCGTCAAATATAAGATTATCTTTAGTAAAATATTCCACCTTCATTTGAGCAACTTCTGCCTTTCTCATACCTGAAGAAAATAAAACAGACATCCAGCAAGCCTCTTGATATTCGCCCTTTTCAGATAACTCTTTCATAATCTTTTCCACATCATCCGCATTAAGGACCGTTTTTTCTCTTATCGGTTCAACCGATATAGGTTCGAGAACTTTTACCAAGTTCTTGAAATTTGGATATTCGTCGTCGAGAATTCTTTCTATATAATTAGAAAGACTAGAAAGCACGTATCTAAAAGACGCCAGCCTGCTTGATGACCAACCCAATTCATTTCTACCATAGCCAAAGAAACTTACAAAATCCCTTTTTTTAAGTTGTATAAAAGAAACATTATAATTCTCTCTTAAATTCCAAACAAAAAAAACTTTTAATTGCTGTTCATACTGATTAAGCGTCGCAGGACTTCTGTCCATAGAGACACAATAATTAATAAAATCCCTTGTAAGTTTTTGGTTTCCTTTGTAGACCTCTTTCCATTCTGCGTCGTTAGTTAAGTTACTATTATATACAGTTTTTCTTTTTCCTGCCATAATTCCTCCTCGACCTACAACTTGAATGACAAAATGTTTGCAATTTCCTCCTGCCTTTCAGCTATGGTCCTTTCCGCTTTTAAACTCTTTATCTCTTTTTTTAATTCTTTTACTCTTGTGTCAATATCAGCATTCCACTTTTTATTGACTAACGTATATATTAAAGCAATTGAATCGCTTTGGTCATCGGTAAGACTTTCGCGTTTCAAATTGTAATATTCGCAAACTTTATTTTTAATATCCGTTTTACTTGGCTTCTGATTTTCTTCGGTTCGAAACATTGCCTTAACCGAAATTGAATGAATTCCCTTTTCGTCATAAAACATAAGCCCAGAATGGTCAACGCATAATTCTAAAACCGCGTGTGCTTTTGCTAACCCTTGTAATGTTGCCACGGTGGTAAACTTACCAGCCTGCTGCGGCATCGCCTCCTGAACAACCATTATCTTATTCCCATATTTTGTAATAATTTTGTTAAAATATTTTGTAAGTAAATTATAAAGTTCGATAACTGGGTGCTCTGCATTTTTAGAGACTTCTATTTTATCAACCCTAACTATTTTTTGATTTTTAATATCATAAAGGGAAACGCCCGTTTTATACAGAGCTAAATCAAAGGCAAATATATAATCTAAATTTGTCAAAGCACAATTATACTTTATATACATATTTTAACCTCCTTTATGATTTTCGATAATTTTATTTTTGAGTTTTCCTCCAAAAATTTCACATAATTTTCACAATATTTTTATAATAATTTCATTTTTCTGTGAATAAAAGTATTCTTTTATGAAAATAAATGAATAAAAAGAGACCGAGAACGTATCTCAAAACAAGTACAATCTCGGTCTCTTCTATTATTCAATTTTATTTGTTCTCTTTTTCTTGGAACCCTTTACAATTATCTTTCGTAGCAGTCGATTTATATACTAAATCGTTGTTACACCACCGTTGAAAAGGGCAAACGCAATTATAAAGAGAACATTTTATCTTATTTGCGCCGCGCTTAATTGTAAACTTACATTCCATAATTATTATTCAATTAGCCAAGTGAAACACTTGCGGTCTTTTTTGCGAGTACAGGAACATTATCTTTAACAGTAACCGTAATAGTTCCAGTTGCACCCTGCGCAATCTTACCATCCGCGACAGCGCTATCGGGATCGACAGTATATTCCGTAGCAGGCATAAGTTTAGGACGTTTCTTATTGCCAACAGCATAGACGGCAAAATCATCGCCCACTTTAATCTCGTCCGCGTTAAGAATTATAATGCCACTATATCCAGTATAATCAGCGGCGTTATACATAACTTCGGTAATTTTAGCATACCACATTTTGCCGTCGCAATCACAGCCAGAAGCAAGGGCAGAACCATTGAGCGCAAAAGTAGCAGGCGAAGCCATTGCCATCGCAAGATCGATGGCGCCATCAAGCTGGAACCTGGGGATTTCGACAACGATTTCACCAATTGCCTGACCCTTGGAGGGTTTGCAAGCGTCGCCAGAGAAAAGTTTCGCTCTAAGATAAACGCTAAATTCAGCGGGTTGATAATTTGCATTAACAATAATTTGTCTGCAATCATCAACGTTTTCAAAGTAATTTACGCAGATATCGGTTTGACCAGTAAGAACACCCTTAGGATCAACAAGCTCATTACTTTCGTTAATTTCAAACGTTTCGCAAGTGCCGTCATCAAATTTAACCCAAGCAATTTTCATGTCGCTGCCCTCAATAGGAGCAACTGGGGTTCCTTCAAGCGCGGTGTTGGGATTAGCGATAGTTTCGTGGGCCATCTTGGAGCCAGCAGCCGTGATAATATCAGAACCAACCTGCGCCGCAAGATACTTAAGATCAAAGAGCGCATCAGTCATACTAAGGTTAAACACAGAGGTATGGAAGAAGCGACCAAGAAGCTGAGCACCTTCGCCACCACGAATTTCTTCGCTGGATACAGAAATATTAATCGAGCTATCGGTCAAAGTTCTTGCATCAAAATAATGCACGGGATTACCGCTATTATCTTTTGTAAATGCAGAAACAAAACCAACGCCACCAATATAATAGTTAGCCATATTATTTATCTCCTTTATAAAATAATTTACAAAAATTAGTTTTAATATTTTTAAATAATCGTGGGATTACACAACTATTTTAACAAAAATTATGCGTTGCTAACGCTGTCCTTAAAGACTTGGGCGTCAACAGCAGCACCGTAAAGATCTTCATCTTCCGACTTATAAATCCAATGTTGCAAAGGTTCTTTTGTACTAACCATACCAGTCATCAAACCTATACGAGTTGTTTCATAAGTCATAGCATCGTCTACGGCGCTTAAAAGCATAAGAAATTTTCTTATGCTAAGTTCATACAATTCTTGAATTTTGTATGATGTTTTCGCGGAAACGCAAACAATCTTTCGTTCAAGCGTAGCATTTCCGCCTTTGTTTTTCTTTGCAAGCAATTCTTGTTTTGCTCTCTGGTCCTCTTTAACATCAGGATCGACCCAACTATCGTCCTTAAAGTCTGGAAGATTTTGATACATAACAATCTGCCTTAATCTATCAAAATCCTTAGATGTAATAGGAATTCCCATAACAATAATCTCGGGTTTTTTAGTCTCGGGATTATTTCGACATCGAATAACACCTTCAAAATCTTGACTGCCACAGTCGCAGTGGAAATCTTTGCGTTGCTCTTCAGTTAATGCCATTATCAAGCTATGAGAATGTACTTTTCCACATTTAGTACATCTAATTCCATTTGTTATATTAAAAACGAGCTCGCACAATCTTGAAAACTGCGCTGCCCATACCGCTCCTTGAATACCTTGCTCGGTCATCTTTTTAATAAGATAACCAATGTTGTTCAACATAATACCTTCCGAATCTTCAAGCCTATTAAGCGTTAAACACGCCGTACATGCCAAAAATTCATCATAATATTTTATATTAACGGGATATAAGGTTAGACCCTTTATAAAAGGAACGGGTTTGTCTAATTGAAAATAATCACGGTCAAGCATCATAAGCTCGTCCACGAGTTCTTTCTTTAAATCTGGATTATATATTTTCAATGCAATCACCACCCATAATCTGGGCTACTAGAAGTTTCGCCCATCAAAGTTGTCATTACAGTATAAAACCCATAATAATCTTTGTTATTAAACATTTGATAACGAGTGAGTGAATAAGAATTTATTTGCGTATTATGCTGCAGCGTTCCAACACCAGCAACATCTCTGCCGTTCAATTCGGCAAGCAACGCGGCAAGTAAACTTGTTGCCCTGCTTTTATATTTAATAACCAATTCATCATCATTATTAAATTCACCAGGGTTCGGATTGCTGATTTCATTTGCATTGTTTTTTATGTTATTTATTTTATTGTGAACAATAATTTCAAAACCAATATTTACTTGCGAATAGACTTGATTTACAGGTACAATTCTATCCACAAATACATCTAGCCTTGCCGATTGTGCGGTCCAACTGTCGTTGACATAAGGCATCATAAAAACGTTCTTATCATCAGATACCCCATCATCTTTATACACCATGGCTCTGCGTTCCTTTATGGGAACACTAGGCTGCGACAAACAATCTATGGTATTATATTTAAGCATTTTCCACAAACTTTCAGCGTGTTCGTCAGTAGAATTTATAAGAAAATCTATAATTCTCCATTCAACGCCGTCTAAATTTGTATATCTATTATAGTCTAAAAACTCATCCATTATCTCCAATCCTCCAACTTAAACACGGCTTCGACTTCATAAGTCTTTCCGTCATATTGCGCGGTAAATTTTACCGTTAACGGAGCGCTGGCATATCCTTTCGAGGCAATCTCAAAAGTGTTTGTACCAGTTTTAGTACAAGAGAAAAATTTTTCAGGATTATTCAAACTAAACTCACAGCTAACAGAAACGTCAGCCGCCACATTGTCACCATTACTATCTTGTAAATAAACTTCAAACTCAGTTGCCCCATCTTCTTCATATAACGAATTCGGAATAACGGACGGTTTCACGATCATGAGTTTATAATCACCAACGGGCGTTGGCTCTGGTTCAGGCTCTGGCTGTGGATCGACAACATATTCTTGGCTTTTATTATAGGCAAGTCTTGTTTCAAAATTATCTTTTTCAGAACTTTGTTCCTGATTAAGATATAAAATAACAAAATCGATATCGGCCTGATTATAGGTTGTCAAACTGTTATATTTACTTATTGCTGTTACTTTATACACTCTATCTAACCCAACAATAAAACGTTGGTTTATATAATATTTGTGCGTATATTTGTTAAATTGCGCTAAAATAACTATATCAGAATTTGCGACTAAAATAGTGTCATTATTTTTTAAGCCAGTGCTTTTAAGATCTGTGTCGGCATATATTTCTTCATAATGAATAAACGGCTGTTTCCCCTCTTCTTCATAAATTGAGGCAATAGTTCCGTTACATCTCGTAATAACAGCAGCGGCAGTTGCACTTGTCGTGTCTTTGTTTGTTGTTAACCAACAATTCTTCTCTTTAAGCGGAGCATTTGGATCAAATGAATATGCAAATCTAAATTTTGTTCCAAGTGGAACTTCGTCTCGGATGTTTCTAAAAACCAAACGTTTTAAATCATCGGAGACTTTCTCGCCCTTATCGCCTCTCACGCCCTGTATAACGGCTTCCATCCACTGATAATCACTTGCACCACGCGTTTGTTCCTTTTCAACATCGATTACATTATCTCTAAAATCCCAGTCGGCATCTACTTTATCTTGATAAGTAGAAAACCAATAATTTTCCATAGAAAAATTTTTAGGAGTTTGAGAAATTAAATTATATGGATTAAGTACATTAGCACTTTTTACAACTCTGCCCACTTCTCACCCTCCTTATAATATTATTCTCCAGTCAAAGATTTAATTAAATAGTTAATTCTGTTTTTAATTTCAAAAATTTGTTTCTTTATTTTGCCAAATTCAACTTTGTTATAATCACGGTAAACAACATTTAGTTTAACTATAATATCCACTAATTCGTTATCAAATAATTGATTAGCCGAATTCATTTCAACCAACTGACCATATATAAAATCCGAAGGTGAATTTCCCGTATCTTTCTCTTCTTCAATTAAATGGAGGATTTTAATCATCTTTCCTATGAGTTTTTCAAGGTATTTTATTTTACTTTCTTTTGAGAGAATAAGTTTATTCTCATTAACAGTTTCTTCAATAACCATACCTACTCCTTGCCTGATTTCTAAAATCCCAATCCATCTTCGTCTGTAATGTCATAATCTCAAATCTCAATCCGTCAACCCATTCAACCTTACTCTTTAATGAATTTGCTGGTGAGTGAAGTTTAAAATCAGTATCGTTGAGCAAATTACGAATGTCAAGTAGGAAATTCTTCTCTTTGTCTGCCCACGAAATTACAAGAGCCCTCGCAAGCATATCAATAACTTTAGATGTTACGCTGGCCACTGGCACCTTTGCACTTACACCCTGTAAATCGGCAAACCCACCACAGGTGTACCACTCAATAGAAGCAGTTTCTCCTTCCGTAACAACTTTGGAAAACTTTACTTTATTATTTTCATACACCGCTTCGTAATCTATAGTATCCCCGATACGGCATACGATATCTGCGTCTTCAGGAACTTCCATGGTTACATCATAGGTATCATTACCATCGCCGTCAAAAAATTCCGTGCTTCCGTCAGGCACCGTAGCGTTTGCCAAAGATTGAGAAACTCTTACAGGCGAAGTTATAATAGAAACCCCATTCTCCAAAAATTTATACATCATTTTTTGGAATTCAATGGGGTTTCTAATCTGCGCTCTGTTTAATACGGGATCGTCAATTAAGTTGATAGCCCTATCATATATATCTTTATTTGAGATCATCGACAATCCCTCCTATTATTATTTCTTTGTTTTAAGTTCCAAAATTACTTGATCGAGTGCTCCGTCGGAAAGACGATTAAGTGTCTCAATCTTTCTAATGTCTCTAAATTTAGGATCGCCCTCAATTACTTTTCTATTCCAAAGACCGAGAATAAAATCCTTACCAGATTCAGGAAGTCTAGGATAAACCTCTTCAATTTTACTCATTGGAATATCACCAAGCTCACGAACGAAATCACTATCTATAGGATAATCTTTTGCAGTTCTGAGCCCATATCTTTCAGCAATCTTTTCATAACCAGCGCCAACAGAAATCATACCGCTGTTGAACCAGCTTCTATATTTAGAAACCATTTCCTCAAACTGCTGGATTGTAACAATTCTTTCTTCGCCGAAATTTGCCATAGCAATATCAATGCTCGAAAGTTTTATAAATGTCACAAGACCAGGGGCCCTCTGTACAAGATGAACAACTTTGACCGTATCATTAAGCGAATCGCCAGAAGTTTTTTGTGCAGCCATTCCACCAGCAGCCATCATACCAAGAAGCATTTGAATTTGATCATTCTGTTTTGCAAATGCTGCCTGCATTTCTTCGAGCTGCTTATTAAGCTCCGCTACTTTTGCATCATTATTACTAGATGCCGCCTTTGGACCACGCTTCGCGGGGGTAACTTCGGTTTCTACATTCTTTTCTTCATTAAGTTCTGCCATTTTAATATTCTCCTTTTAATCACTTTTAATCATTACAATCATTTAGTTTTAACCAGCTCAACCACGTGGAGGTAGATTGCTTTTTGAGCCATAATAAAAATCCCTGCTTTCGCAAGGACTTTTAGAGTTTTGTTTTTATTGTTTGCTATCGGAGGCAGTCCATAAATATTTTTTACTGCCAGCACCCCAAATTTTAGCAATAGATTTTTCTTTATATTCTTTGTGTTTAGATGGTGAACGTCTTGCAACCCTATCTTCTAACAACCAATTAAGATCTGGACCAGTATATCCAATACATTTCATCCCAATGGCCTCGTAGCCTTTCCCATCAAATTTATTAAAGTCACAATAACTAAAAACTTTTTGAGGATTATTTTCACGAACAAAATGCTTAAATAATTTTGATACGCCACCAATAACTATATTATTGCTACCAGGACAGCCGCGAATTATTTCCCACCAATCTTTCTTCTCATCGTAAGTAAAACTCATAAGTTGAACTAAATTATTTTTATAAAACAACCCATAAGTTAACTGCGCGTTTCTATGTCCCTGTAAATGGTTTAAATTATTGAACCAATAGGCTTCAGAATTAGTAATTTTTTTAATCTCGCAATTACGAGCATAAATTTTTTCTTGAACTTTACCAAAACTAATTCTCAATAGAGATTCTATTATAGGTCTAACCCGAGAATCATTCCATTGATGTTCGTATATTTGAATCAATCTTATTCCTTTTTGTTCAGCCATTAAAGACTTTTTATAATGATAAGATTTATCAAGAAATAAACTGCTGTGCCAATAATCACCATTAAACTCAATACCTATATTAAATTCAGGGCAATATAAATCTATTTCATAGGGCGGAATGATAGTTTTAGTTTTTTCATGCTTTACGCCCAAACTATCAAGAAAAGCACTTAATTCTATTTCTCCATAAGACGAAGAATTTTTTATTAAATCCCAACTATCATATTTGTGCAAATATTTAATAATTGTGGTTTGTGAAACTCCCAAAGATTTAGCAATACTAATAACTTTATTAAAATTATTCTCAATAATATAATTTCTTAAATTCTCTCTATTGCCAATTATTCTCAACGTTTCGTCGCTAATAGAAACTTGTGAAAAATTTAATCTCTTATATTTTAATGCTATTGCAAACTGCGCCTTCTTTTGAAAAATCTTGCTTTGTCCGACGTTTTTAATCCCATACCTTTTCATAAAAGTATTTTGACGTTTTGTTGCTATAACGTCCGAGCTTCCAACATTTTTAACGCCATACTTTTCCAAGCACGTTTTATCTTTTTTATCTCGAATATCTTGAGAACACATCGGAGAATTTCCACCAAAAACATCATTAAAATATTTTAAGGTTTTATTTAAAATATCTTTGTTTTGCATTGGATTTTCCGCACCATATCTTTCAAGATTTGTTTGCTTAATTTTTGATTGGATTTCACTATTACCAAAAGGATTTTCGCATCCATATCTTTCAAGGTTAGTTCTTTTGATTTTATCTTGAATTTCGTCAAGATTAATCACATACTCTACGCCATATTTTTCAAGATTTGTTCTTTTGATTTTGTCTTGAATGGCAGATGAGCTAGAAGCATTCGCACAACCATACTTATTAAGATTGGTCTGGATTCTTTTTTCTCTCGCCTCATCCGACCATGCTTTTACAGCAATCTCTTTTCGTTTTTCAGAAGTAGTGAATTCTTGAAAAGTGTGTCCGTATTTTTCAATAAAAACTTTTTCTCTATTTTCCTGTTTTTTATCGTTTGATTTTTTTATACCAAACGATTTAAGATTTCTCACAATTGTGGCTTCACTAGCGCCAAAATGTTTTGCCACATCAATAAGAGGCATATTCTCTTCGATATAAAGCTTATAAAGTTCATCTTTAGATATGTTCTTTTTGACTGGCATCTTAAATCTCCTTATAAATATAATATGTCGTAAACGCGGTAATCCACAGAGGAAACCATACGGCTGTCCCGCATTTACGCATACATTATAACATATTATATTTTAGTCGTCAAGTGTTTTAACGCTATTTTTTAAAAAAAATTAGTCGCCAATGGTGATAGTACCAAACTTGCTACCAACAACAGCAGCAACACCGATCTTCATCTGGACACCAATCCAGTAAGTCTTATCGGTGGTTCTCTCAGCGATTTCCTCAACAACAACGCTATCGCCCTCGAATACAACCTTAACAGGTTTATAAGCCTCGGAAGCAACAAGATAAATCTTGTCGTCGGGGATCATAAGGGTAGCAGTTGAGTTAACAGTGCCAGGAACCATAGCCTGATCGATAGGAGCAAGGGTAACACCAAGATACTTATCGAGGAAGCCCTTCTTAGCAACTTCTTCACCAAGACCATACTGGAGGCCAACCTGATTGGGGATAACGTTGCCAAGAGCAGCAAGCGTACCAACAGCATAAACCTGAGCACCACCGTTAGCAGCAGAAACTCTCTGTGCAAGAGTGGTCCACTGTGCATTGCTGAAACCAGCCGCACTGTAAGCCGCACCCTGAGCTGCGGTAGCCGAGGTCATAGCCGCGATTGCCTTGCCCATAATGTAGCCTTCGAAGGATCTACCAGCACGAGCACCAAAATTTCCCCAATCGAATACACCAGCAGCAACTGGATACCAATCAATTGAGGTTGCAATCTCAATAGTGCCGCAGTTAACGGTTACTTCGTTGTTGTAGATGGGCTGGAGGATGCCTCTGTGGATACCTTCTGCGACTTCGTTAACCTTGAAAAGGTCATTCGAAGAAATAAGGAAACGAGCGGTGTCGCCCCATCCAATCTGGTGAATATCCATAAAGGTTTCGCCATACTTATTGGAAGTGGTCATAGGAAGTGCCGCATTGATAACCTGCGCGATAACCGCGTCAAAATTCTCTTTAACGGTCTTGTTGCGAATAACGTTGGGGTTATTGAAAACCATACCACCGTCTTTCTCGAATGCAGCCTCATAACGAGTGCCGCTTACGCAATATTTAGCAACATTTGCATTGAGATTCGCCTGAAGCTCTTCATAAGCCTTACGATCGGCGATACCCACGCTATACTGACGAACGGACTCTACCGCGCCGTCAATGATATCATTGAAAAGTTCTTCATCAGACTTCTTATAATTAAACATCGTAATCATTGTATATATCCTCCCTTAATTAGAGTACCATGCAAAGATACATGTTATCAAAAGCCTGATTACCAACGGTGAAATCACGCGAGTCAAGAATCTTCACACAGAAGCCAGCAGCTGCTTTTTCTTCAGCGGGGGTGAACTTCGTGTCGTTAGCAGTAGGAGTTGCATACTGTCCAACAACAGGAGTACCTACGAAGCAGTCAGCGCTGACATAAAATTTGTCGTGTTTCATAGGAACGCGATAACGAACCGCCTCGCCTTCCATACCTCTAAGACCAACAAGCTTAATGCCTTCTTTGTAGTAGTTGCCAGCAATCTTGCCGCCAGAAACACTCGAAATATCTACGATAACAACATCGTCGGTCGTTGCGGTAGGAGCAGCGGAAAGGAATACGTTGTCATCTTTTGCATTTTCGCCATAAACAGTTGAGGGTGCAAGTTCACCAAGAACTACGAGTGCACCATCATGGATTTCGGCATCCTTGCCGTCCTTCTGGAATTTGGTCGAACCAACATAGGACATGACATTTTCGGAAGCCATAAGACCCTTATAAAAAGTTTCCATGTTTGCCATTTTTATAATTCTCCTTTAATTATTTTTCAAGTTATTTTTAAGTCTTTCGTTAACGGTCATTCTTTCTTTTTTTTCCGTCTTTCCAGGCTTAACAATAGGCTCTTCAACAATTGGCGCTTCAAATTTAGCAGAAGCTTCAACGTTAGCCTGAGCCATATTTTTTCTATAAATTATATAAGCAATATCTTTATCGATATCTTCCGTAGCCGCAAACTGGTGCTCCTCGCACTTTTTAACAACAGGGGCCATATCCTCTTCCATAAGTTTCATTTTGCAAGCAACTTCTTTTATATAACACTTTTGTTCATTAACTCTAATCTCGTCTAATTTAGCATTAGCCTCAGCAAGAGCTAGTTTTGTTGCATCATAGTCTTCATACTTACAAAGCTGTTCTTTGAGAGCACAAATTTCTTCCTCGTATTTGCAACATTTTTCTTCGAACTCGCAGCATTTCGTTTCGAGTTCACTATTTTTTGCACAAAGTTCATCGCACTTCATTTTGAGGTCATCGCATTCAGCGCGTAACTTTTTATCCTCACAATCACACTCTGGTTCACCATCGCCTTCATCGGACGGTTCTTCCTCTGGGTGCTCTTCGGGATGTTCATCGAGCATTTCATTGGGCAGGTTTTCAGCAGCCATTTTTTCTTCCTCCTCTGGATCTTTATGCTCTTCTTCAGGTTCGCATTCATAATCCTCGCAGAAAGTTTCGGCAGAATATCCTTCTTCTGCCTCAAATTCAAGGTCGAGATGCTCATAAATAGCCTTAAGTTTTTTCAAAACTTCGTCTTCACCGTTTTTCTCGGCGTAAGCTTTTGCGGAACCAAGAGCTCCTCTATTGTAAACGAGCTCGTCTTCACCCTTAATTTCCATTACTGGATATTTAAGCTTACTAACCTCACCGTTCTCCCAGCCTTCTCTTAAGTCAAGGAAAACATCTTTGGCGATTTCCTTAAAATTCTCAGCCTCTACAACACGGTTTCTTAGAGCGGTTTTATCAACGTCGCCCCACGCGGTATCAGACATGGCTTCTTTAGATTTGTTTACTTTTAGAGACTTCTTAGTCTTTTCATCTGTATCAGCCAAATCCTTCTCCTCCTCTTTTTCATCGTTTAATTCAGAATATGCAAAAACAAGTGCCTGACGCTGATTGTTATAACGGGCTTCATCAATCAAATCGAGCACTGAAAGATGCGCTCCCTCAATACCTTCTTTAATTGGAATTCCATTTTTACTGCCAAGGATAGTTATTCCAGTGAGTTCAAAATCATTGATATACTCAATCCCATTTCTCATTTCACTATCTTTAATCCTCACCTCGACAGAAACCTTTTTTCTTTTGTCCTTAAGAAGTCTTTTAACTTGTTTATAATTATACTGCGTATAAATCATAGCAGTACACTTAATCCACATAAGACCGTCTTTTTCGACAATTTCTCTAGAATCGGAATTGCGAATAAAACCAAGGATTTGTTCGCCATGCGAATTATCCCAATATTCTTGTTCCAACTCTTTATCATAGCCCATTTTACCATTATGAGATTCAAAATCATTGGAAGAGTTAAAGAAACCAAGAATAGGCTTATCTATAAATGTTTCAACTCCACGTTTCATTGAATCAATGGTAAAACTGCTACCATTTCTGTTTGGTTCAGCATTTGAAATTGCATAAATTTCGATTTCGAGGAAGTTTTTGTTAAGAATGTCCCTAACTCTTACTTGGCTAGCGTCAAGTTCAAAGAAACTCGTCATTCTTGATTGCCTCCTCTATCATTATTTGGTGATAATTCGGAATTTGTTTCCAAGGCTCCACCAACCCTTATTACTGTGGAAAGAAGATGTGTTTTTAAGTACTCTTCGTCCTCACATCTGTTTGTGCTATATTCCACGCTAACAAAACCAATAACGGTTTTATTAACATCATATATTGACATTATATATGCCGACTTAGTTCCTCTCGCTATCATAGACTGATAAGTTAAAGCATGTTCGTGCTCAATATCGGCGATATCTTTGATGTAGTAGCATCCAGCGTCACCCAATTTTTCAACCAAAATTGGATACATCATTCGAGGAACATTTTGAAAACTATTCATAACAGGAGTAGTATTACTGTCAACTTGTTCGAATAGTATTGACATCTTCGAAAAACTTCTACCGTTTACCGAATAACCACCATTATGATATAAGAAGCAACAAATTCTATTTGCATTTGTCGCCTCTAATAATTTTGACAACTGTTTATTAATCGTCAAGTTTGTTTTCTTATTATTTTCTTCCTCTTCGTGACTATGAGTATGCTTGGTATTTTGAGATATAACTTCAATAACATCAGAAAGCGTATCTAATCTTTTGTCTTGTTCAGCTATTGCCGAGGCGTGATCTTCGTGATCTTTTTTTGCCCGTAAATGGTCTAAAACAACAAAATATATTATAACACCAAGACATACTGGAACAGCGCCTACATCTGCTATCAACTTTATTAGATCAACAACAGACATCGGTTGCCTCCTATTCTTTGACTATTGGTATTAACGTTGTCAGTTCTTCAAAGTGGACATCGAATTGCTGAGGTGAATCTTTATACTGTTTTGCCTTGTTAAACCATATTTCGGTTTGTTTAACATAGGGCAAAAAATCCAACAAAAAATTCTCCATTGCAATTCTTACTTCATAATCATCATTCATATCGGCGATATCTATCGTCTTTTTAATCGCAAGCCTATAATCTTCAGCCAGCTTTCTATTATCCTCAAATACTTCAACTAGATTTAAGTATTCGCTAGTATAACCATTTAATGGTTTCCTAACTGGTCTTGCTTCTAATTTTAACATAAGATCGGATATCTCATCTGCTAGAGCAGGAAATTTATGTGCGAACGAATGATGATATATGTCAGCAATGTTAGGATAATAAGCATAATCAATATTGTATGCCAAATTATCCGCCATAGCATTACAATCAAAACTCTTAAACAAAAGTTCATTAAGCTGATCGTAAGTAGATTCAGATATCTTCATACCCTTATTCCTCCTTTGATGGCTGTTTTATAATCCATTTGCCATCCTCGCACTTTTCGTATTGTAACGAGGCAAAACAAACAGAACAAACGCCAATCTTCATTTCGGGAGAAACCATGAATGTTCTATTATTCAAATACACCGTATGATCATCTCTATTGATATCATGTTGGCATTTTTTCGAACTCATAAATTCCCTCCTACTCGGTATCTAACCCGAAATCACTCTCGCAAGACTCACAAAAAATATGACCTTCTTCAACGTGCTCACCACAAACAGGGCAAACCCCAACCTCGATAGCAGCGGCATAATCTTCCTTTAATTCGGAAATATTTGCCCCCGTTTCTTTTGAAGCAGCAGTATTGTCATTTTCTATTTCCTCATCAGAAACAGATTTTCTACCAGCCCCAGTTTGTTCAACGGTTAATTTTTCAGAAGCATCTTGAGCGTTTTGCTGGGTTTGCGCCCAACCTAACGTCTTAAACTTGTCATAAATTTTATGCGCCTCAATATAGTCAGACACGCCTCTTATTTGACGCATATTCAAGTCATAAGCGGATGCCAATCTGGGGAGCAAGAAAGTTGCGCCACCAGCCACCATCTCCTTCATAATTTTGACCTGATTCTCGAAAGTATAAATACCACCCCATAATTGGATGTGCCATTCATATTTCAATCCGCACCATTTATTCAAAACTCTGTTTATAGCATTTTCAAATTGTCTTGTAACAAAATCATATTGTGATTCTGCAAGCAACTGTGCACCCTTTATCATCGCGACAGAAGGTTTATCGGTTGCAACAATCAAGCCACCCTCCCCAGCGGCAGAAATAAAGTTTTGAATCGCTTTAGTCTTAATGTCGCTAGAATTAGGTTGATTTGGCAATGATTGCAGCTTCATATCTTTCAATGGGGCAAAGAAACCCTGTACGTTTCCAGACACCATATCATCGAAACTATTCTGCAATGCCATAAGAGTGTGCGGCGAAATTTCAGTCTGATCTTGACCAGGTTGGGTATTTGTAACGGTTTCAGCCTGTCCAGTCAATACTGCAGTTAAAGGCGTGCTTGCGACCAACCCTGCCAATGTGGAGTAATCCGTCAGCTCTTGCAAGGAACCGAACAAACCCATTGTATCGGGAGCCGCCCAAGCCGTTGACATATCGCTTGCAAAAGTAAAGCATAAGTCCTGTGGTAGTTGGACCCAGTACATATACGACCTTTTAGCCATGCTTTTAACTTGGAGCGTACCTTTTAATATTTCACCACTCTCCGTGCTATAAGAGAATTTTTGCAAATTTTTTATATCGACATACTTTCCTTTATCATCCTCTCGGATAATATCATTGCCGATAATTTGATCCCAAATATTTTGTATATATTCAGGATATTGTTTTGGCGAAAATGCTGGTTGCAAAAATAATAACATATTAAAACTTGCAATAAAACCATCTTCACCAATTGCAGTTAACTTCACATAACTGCTTGGAAGCTTTTGAAAAGTAACATAGCCAGTCTTTTTCTTCCCATCAACAGTATCAATACATTGACGGAAAATATAAGTAGGCTTGCCCTCTCTCTTAACTTCCATGCCCATCTTCTTTAACAAAGTGGGTATTTTTAATTTATTCTTCCAATCTTCAACAAACTCCTCTTCATCCATAAAATCTTTTTTAAGATAATCAGATTGGTTCGCTAAAACTGGTGGAACAACTACTTGTTTATATAAAGGAATATCACAGGCTTCTCTTAATATTTTATAATACAAATATTGAGTAGCCGATAAACTTGCCGAAGCAGACCGCAGACCTATTTCGCTATTCTGAGGATCTTGCTGCATCTTTTGGATTTCATCAGGAGCGTAACTAGAGGGGTACGCATTAATCATCTGTAAACGCGCATTTTGTAAAAATGGATTATATTCATTAAGATCCATTAAATTACTCCACAATCCACCATTTGAATATAGTTGTCTATACAAACCAGATAGAGAATTTTTAACGTCTTCAATAGTTACACCTTTAGTTTTGTCTTCCATTTGCAGAACCTCAGAAGTGTCAGTTAGCACCTTTGGTTCTTCTTTGCGCGGCCTTCCGCGTTTTTTTATATTATCAGCCATTCACAACCGCGCCTCCATTTTTTTTAATTTTATCTTTTAATTCATTGGAGGCTTTTTCGATGTTATCAAGCATTTGCCTTAACTTTGCTTGATTTTCTGCCTCTATTTTCAATCTCTCATCTTCTTCAAGTTTTTCAATTTGCCAACTTACAATAAAATCTTGTGGATTAGCAACTGGTTTATCCTTGATTTCTTTGATGAAAAAATTGTTTTTTATCTTCTCTTCCAATAGTATAGAAAATTGTCGTGTCTGTTGTATTTTGCTTGAATACACAAAAATACAGTCGTCCGATAAACAAGTTTCACAATTATATTTATCAAACTTTTCCAACAATTTATCCAAATCAATATTGGAAAAATCTACATTAATTTTACACAACATCTTTTACCACCTTTTACCCAAAATCCGTCTACTGTCGCTTAAACGGATTAGATTTACCCTGAAACGGGTTTTTAGCGTTAAATCCATTTTGCTCGCTACGCTTTTTTGACATCGCTTCCAAATAAGTACCAAAATCTTGCTGAAAGCTGCCTTTAGCCCTTCTGTCCGCACGGTCAAGGTCAGCAATATAATTGCACAACATTGCCAATGTATATACGCGGTCATCGTGGTCACGAGCCTTAGGCATACTATATTTAATATCACCAGCGGCGGTATTTATTTTTTGCATTTTAAGAACTTCCTCTTTCATAACATCAATTTCAAGAAGAGCTCTTTTTTCCTCGAAAGTTAATACCTTAACGGACCCATCTTCCAACTGCAATTCTCCGTTAGGAGGACACGAAATAGGAAAGTCAAGCATATCTCGAGTAACAACCGACACCAAATCATCAAACATTGTTGTTCTCAACTTGCGCGGTTCCAGCGAATGCAATATATCAACTGCCTCTGGGTGTTTTATCATTCGAGTATTTTGATAAGACTCATTCTCAATTTTAGAATCATAAATGCCGAAATGCTCAAAGCCATCGTCGTCTCTAAACGGCAACATCAAAAAGTCGGGTATTTCCTTACCGCCACCACCAGTACCAGCATCAATACGAAGAATAACATTAGTATAATCATTATTCATTCTGTTGTTATAAGTAACTAATAAACGGTCCACCCATTCGACCTGTTCTGGAATCCTCAATGGTTTTTTATTTATACCCATTTTTTCAATTAAATTGACACCGTTAACTATTCTGCCCCGCCAACCTTTTTTTGGGTCTTTATATATTTCTGCAATTAAAACAAAGCTATTATCCATTTCAACTGCAGGGTCATAACATAAAACATATTTTTTTGCAGGATCGGTACTCATCGATTCTGGCAAATACGGTTTTTCATTTCTTAAAATAACCGCTCTTTGAAGAAGCGAGTTAGGAGAATCTGCATCATCGAATACGTTCATATATTCTCTTAAATACTTCGCCTCGTTGGTCTGTTTCGTCATTTCAACCTCTTTCGGGTTTGCAATCGGGGGCTTTTCTTCGCCATTAATAAATGGTTTCAAAGTCATATCACAGTTTATATCTACCACATAATATCCTGGATTACCAATAATATTATTAATCATACACTCTTTATAAGCTTTATAAAACTGTGAATTTACACTTCCCGCAGAACTTGCGAGAATAATTTGGTTTTGGAATGTTTTAGGATACACCCTATAATCAAAGTTAGTACCAGTCTTAAAGTCCGCGTTCTGGTTAATAAACGGCTGGGCGGCTTCATAAATATCTTTAGGCACAAACGCCGCCTCGTCAAAAATAACACAATTCGCTCTTCGACCTCTGATTGTATCTGGGTTAGCAGGCAATGTGCTAATGGTAGAATCATTGTACAGTCTTAACGAAAAGAATCCTGGGTCGTGATTAAACCCATCCATATTTCCGCTGGTTCTTACCATTTCCCCATAAAACATCGACTTACCACTGCTTGCCAACGAAGCAACCGTGCCTTTTGTAATTTTTTCTATTTTCTCAAAAGTTTCTTGACTCTGTTTACCTGAGTTTGAAAGAATGTATATTTCGTGATGAGGCAAAAGTATTGCTCTCGTCATAGCATATATCGCTATAAGAAACGATTTACCGCTGTTACGAGAAGCCAACCAACAAGATTGGTTGGTTGTCCAAGATCCAAGAATAATATTTTTCTGAAAATCAATAAGTTGAATTCCAAGAACTTCTTCTATAAATCTCGTAGGGTTTGCTCTTCCCCATTGAATAAGTGGTAAATATTTATCTATACTTTCTTTTTTACGCATATTCAGAGAAGAAATCGGTTGTTTATCATAAACACTAATCATTCTTCTCCTCCTTCTTTTTCTCTCTGCGCTCTTTTAATAACTCTACTTCTTCATCACTATAATGAATTTCAGATAATACGAGGTCTTGAACTTCTCTTTCGCCAAGTTTCTTTTCCTCAAGCTTTTTTGCTAATTCCTTAAGAAGTTCTTGTTTAGTAATTTGTTCATATATCAAACGACATTCTTCATTGAGTCTTAAGTTTTCTGCATTTAAATCTTGAATAATAATATGCTGGCGTTTCACGATATCTGCGTATTCAGAATCTCCCAATGATATTTGTTTTAAAATGGACGCATTGCTAATATCGGCAGCGAGACGCATACTCTTTTCGGTTTTAACATCATAAATATTTACCTTTCCAGCATCATAACCATTATCCTCTACTTCTTTTACAATAGAAGACAGGCTACCGCTTCCCCTTGTGCGAGCAGTTGCATATTTTTCTGAAAAACCGTGGTCTTTTGTTGCTTGAGTAATCATTGCACTTTCTTTTTGCGCCATTTCAGTAAGAGTTTTAATATCTTTTGCATTTCTTACTGTTTTATCAGGGCTGTCGGAAAGAGTTTGTATTGCCTCGGTTATTTTATCCAATCGCAAATAACTACGCACAAGCGAAATTGCCGCACGCTGTTTCGGAAGGTCTTCTGCCATATCCTCTGAAATCATAGAACAAGCATCACGAAGTAATTGCTTTTGATCTGCAATACTTTCATTTTCGAAAGGATTGTGGTGCTGAACTCTTTATCAATTAAAATAAAGTTCTCGGGAACTTCGTGCTAACACACGAATATTTATCGAGCTATCTCCGCAGTTCCTGCGGTTCTTATACATTTTAAACTATTAACAATTTAAGATTCTCAAACCTTCATTTAAGATATTCTTTGCCGCATTTATATCTCTATCATGAACAGCACCACATTCTGGACAAATCCATTCACGAACAGAAAGGTCTTTCGTTTCCTTATTAATATAACCACAGCAACCACAAGTTTGACTACTTGGATAAAACTTATTAATTATAACAACTTGTTTACCATACCATTTAGCCTTATATTCAAGTTGTCTTCTAAATCCAAACCAAGATACATCGCTTATAGATCTTGCGAGTTTATGATTTTTCATCATATTCTCTACTTGCAAGTCTTCCATTGCAATAATATCATTTTCTTGGATAAGTTTAGTTGATAATTTATTCAAGAAATCACGACGACGATTACTAACCCTTTCATATTGTTTTGCGACTTTTATCCTTGCTTTATTATAACGATTACTTCCGTTTGTTTTTCGCGAAAGCTCTCTTTGTAATTTGGCAAGTTTTACCAAAGACTTATTTAAATATTTTGGATCTTTAATCTTATCGCCGTTACTCGTAATTAAAAAATCTTTTAAACCTAAATCCAAACCAATCACAGAATTTGTTTTAATCATTTTACTAACAAACACGTCTGTACAACAAATATAAACATAATACTTACCGCTTGAGACCTGAGAAATAGTTGCATTTAATATTCTTCCCTGCGGAATTTGTCTATCTCGAAATTTCACCATACCAAGCTTAGGCAACTTTATATAATTATTCTTAATTTCAATGTTATTATGATTAAATTTAGTAGTATATGAATTTTTATTGCTCTTTTTAGACTTAAACTTTGGGAATTTTGCAATTTTTTTAAATAAGTTTTGATAAGCAAAGTCTAATCTTTTTAAAGAACTTTGTAGAGCACTAGAATCAACCTCTTTTAACCAAGGGAATTCCTTTTTCAAAAGGGTTAAATCTGCACTACAAGCATAAAAATTCATAACAGTTTTGTTTTCTTCGTATAATTTTATTCTTTTATCAAGATAATAATTATACACAAATCTCGTACAGCCAAATGTTTTTGTAATTAATTCGCGCTGTTTTATATTCGGATATATTCTAAGTTTAAAAGTTTTTTCCATGCTTAATAATTCCTCTTTAAATTATTATAACATATAAATAAGAAATTGTCAAGCGTTTTATTATTAATATTTTAAAAAATATAAAAATATTTTAATTGTTTAGAGTCTCGTTCGCGCAGGCTCGCTAATTCCTGCGCATCCTTATCCACTTTAGTGGTAGGTATCTCACACTTTCATATGAGCACAGACTATATCTTCTCCATGCGGATTGCTCCGTTTAGGCTTACTCACTTCGGCTCGCTTGAGCCTACTCCCCTCAAGAGGGATAGTCGTTGGGGTTTCCCTTTCGGGCTTACCTGCTGATTGTCCATTTGTATAATGTTTAGGGTTTAACCGTGCACCATTTAATCTATTTTTTATACTTTCGTCACCGTCACACTTATACCTAATCGGTATTATGTTGTGGTCAGATTAACTTTAGGAGTTTCCAGCATTCCAAGTAATTTGTTGGGTGTGTAAGAAAACACCGCTACATACAAGTTTCCCTATATGCTTACTATTCTTCACATATTTAATTCAAATAAATATGTTCCTTAATAAAATTGTAAGACCTCACGTCTATTTGCTAAATCTATTTCATCAAAAACCTCTTCTTTTACGATTTCTTCGGGTTCACCTATATTCTTTTTTATCGTATCGGAATCTGTAAATGACCGCGCCTTAAATTTGACATCCTTTAACACTATCGTAAAGTATGTATCAATAAATTCCGCCATATCTTGTTTTTCTATTTTTCGAGCTGCACCTTCATCAAAAAAGGTGTCGGTCATTGCGCAAAAATAATAAAGCGCTTTTTCTGGCGTTTTATATGCTTTGCACAAATATAAAAACAATTGCTGGGCACAATCTTTACAAATTATCATTCTGTTTATTCCACGGTTATCAAGTCTCATCATTGAATTTCTTGAAGCCGAGGGGTAGAAACTATTGGGAGGCAATTCTTGGTTGCAATAAGTACAAAATAACTTATCATGCTCCTTTCTCATTGCCTCCTCTATATTTATTTTAGATTTGGCCATTCCTTTTTTCTCCTTTTAATCAAAAAGACGGGTTTAACCCGTCTTTAAACCAATATTATAAAACTATTCTATATAAACACTCCATTACGTGTTCGTCGGTAACAATTATAAAATTTTGAGAAGGCTTACTACTAAGTCTTAAATTTTTCGCATACGTATCCGTTCCCATCAACGAACCATTACTTACAACAAGCGTTTCTTGTTGTTCATCAGCACTAAAATGATGAAGATGGGCGGTCAATACAAGATCGTAATGTCTATGTGTCATAAGCGATAAATTGCTAATAACTTTGCCTGGTGCATCATGATCTCCGTGAACCGCAATAATATCATAATTCTTACACCTAAAAGAGATTATTTCTTCGTCATATACGTTATCGTGAATTGAAATTACATCGCCGATGCGTTCTTTCAGATACCAAGGAATAATGCGTGCAAGACTTTCAAGGTCCATTGCATCTTTTTTATTTGGTTCAAGACGAGAGTGATTGTCCAAACAATCATAATAATGGACCTTAAAATATTTTGCCAACTCAATAAGAAATTCGGCAAGTATCTCTGAAATTTCCATTGTTTGTGTGATTACATCAAATCTACTCTCCAATCTCAAGTTTAGGTGGATGCGTCCACAAATCATATCAGAAAGATTTACTACATGGAGCTCTTCTACCCCGTTAGCCAACCCCTTAGCAATTACTTCGTCTCTAAGTTTAGCGATTCTTTGTTTCGCGATTTCGGGATTGTACTTATTCCAAAAATTATTTATTTGAATTCCATAATGCCAGTCACTTATACATAAAATACCAGAATTACCATCATCAATATATTCTTTTCCACTTGGTTTATCAAGTATCTTTTTACCATTCATCTCTTTTGCAAATTGTGAAGCAATTTCCTTGATAGTCTCTTCTCTTGCAAGCTGACGAATATATGCGTTGGCTTGAATTCTTTCATCTGAAAGCTTGACCTTTTCCTTCTGAAGTTCAATTCTTTTTTGAATCAATTCATTGACTTCTTCGTTGGGTTCGTTTTCAATGGCATCTACAATGCCTTTCTTATAGGCTGCATATATTTTACGATATCTGCTCTCGGTGTAATTATAATCAAGAGCCTTGTTTAAGATATTGGCAATCTCGTCCCAATAGAGACCTTTCTTTTCCTTGAGTCCACATATCCTAATTACATACTCGTCCTCTGTTTCATTGTCCTTAATTGCAAGATCTAAATCGTCAAGATTAAACATATCTTTTTAACCACCTTTTACTCAAAATTTTTAAAGAATAAAATTTACATTTTATCTTCTCTTCCAATAGTATAAAAAATTGTCACGTCTGTTGTATTTTATACGAATTGGCTCTTCTATTTCTTTCTTTTTTATAACATTGTGGGCACAGAAAATTATTTATGCCCTTGGATGTGTATTCATAAACCGTACCACAACGGCTACACACGTGTTCGCAAGTTAATAGCCCAAGCAACTTGTCATCGATATATCTGGGATTGGGCAACTCTGCGATAACCTTTCCGTTATTCATAGGCATAGTAAACTTGATTGATGTTATTGTTTTATCATTTTTACCTGTTCTAGTATTAATATCGTAAAGATTATATTTAACCCTATCGTTCGCTATCAAAGGAGAATGTCTTTCTCTTTCGTGTTTAGCGTCACTTACACTAAAACAAAACCTTCTTATTCTTTCATTTGTTTCCACCCAAGTTTTTCCATAATATTTATAAACACATAAAAGCGCAAGAAAATATTGCTTTTCCCACTTTGGAATATTCATAGAGTTAAAATAAGCAATTTCAGTATCATATATTTTTATAATATTATGCTTTAAAAACTTTATGTCTTTCCCTTTTCTTACAAACTTTCTGAAAATAGCACTAACAACACTCGGTTCTACACCATCAAGCTCTTCAAACCTTGTTGAATACCAAATATCTTTAACATCGGTCTCAGACAACCCTTTGTCTAACAAGTATTTAATCAAAACGGTTTGTTCGAAATTCGCACCCTTGGTTGTTATATATTCTCTCCCGCCAAGTATTTGTTCGCAGTTTTCAGCAAGATCGAAAATCATATCATTCATAGGTTAATCTCCAAATAGTTCAAAATATGTTTTCTTTAAATCCTTAAACGTAGGAATTTTAACAAATAAATTATTATCTATATCTCTAAACTTTACCTTAAAACAAATAATAGGATTTTTACTTCCTACCACACTGAGTTCAATCCCATCTTCACAGCACTGGTTGAGCAACTCCGTTTTTTGCCTGTTTGATAATTTTAATCCCCATAATTCAAATATGAAATCCTTTTCATATTTAATCCATCCGCTCGGATGATCATTATATTTTGAAAGAACGAGCAAAGTATAAAGAATTTTTCTTTCAGAAGTGTTAACTATGTCTTTTAGAAATAAATATTCGCTTTCATAAATACCTATTTCGGAAAAATCCTTTATCTCATCAACATCGTCCTTATACTTACAATAGATAAGGCTGATAATCTGATTAAGGGGTATCCCTTTGAGATTAAAAAGAACTTCGTAATCGGAATTAATTATTCGTGTAGTATCATCAATACCAAGCCTATCTCTTATACAACAAATAACCAAATTTCTTAAATCCTCAAGGGATTGAATCTTTTTTGTTTCCATTATATTCAATCCCTTTTGTATATCTAAAAGATATTTCATAATAACTCATCCTCCGCGTCTCCGAGGCTCCAATCAAAATCCCAGTCTATCTCGTCTTCGGGGTTTGCTTCGCTAATTTTTCTACCCTTTGAAATAGATTTTAAAACATATGTCTGACCAAGATATTCTTCACCGCCCTCGGTTCTTACGGGAGCAATTGTTTGACCCTGCGGAATACAATAAATTATTATATCGTCCATTATATCCCAGACAAAACCCCAATTAAACTTGGCATATTCTTTTGATAGCTGCCCTGCGTAAAAAAGCATCTCTTCTGGTTTGAGCATCAATGAAAAAAGCATTTCTTTTATTTCAGCTCTCTCTACGTCTTTAACGTTAAAATATAACCTTTCGATATCATCATCGCACTTATCGCCAAAAACAGAACAAAGTGTTTTTACTGATTTTTTATTATTGTATTTTCGATAAGCATCTCTAAATATGGACAGTATTTTTACGTCGCACTCATATTTATATTCAAAGAGCGGGAGCATATTGCATACACCGCTTTTGTCATATTTAATGTCAAAATCTATATTTTCAAATTCTTTACACAAAACGTTCATTGTGCAATCAGACACAATAAGGGGCGAATATTTTTGATATCTTCTTACCAACATCTTCTCAGCTTCAGTTTTGTTTGTTTTGGCAAGTAGTTTTTTAAACTTAATACCAAACATATCTTTTGACAAAACGTTGTATGAGTTTTCATAAAGTTTATATTTTTTGTTAAGTTCGGGGTAAAGATATCTAAAGAAATATGGCTTTTTTGAAACAACTAATGAATTGTGTCTGTATTTATCGGCCTTAACAGCATCAGTGTCATCTTGGTTAATCTTTTCAAATTTTTTCCATGCTGCAGGAAGCTGAGGTTTTTTAATTCCAAGTTTTGCCCTATCTATTTCCTGCCCTACGTACTCACGAAGAAGTTTTATGCGTTGACGAAGTTCTTGACGCTGCGGTTCTTGCTCTGGTTTATTGAATATACCAATCATTGAATAAAGAACAGTGGCAGTGTTGCTAAAACTTCCAACGGCAGTTCCAAATCCAAGAAGGTCTTTTTTAATAAAATTTGAGACACTAATGCGCTCCTTCTTGGCAATACCCTTTTCATATGTTATTATATTTTGATTTTTGCAAACACCCTTCAAAAAATACTCGTTATCTGTTGAAAGGGCTATATCACCCAGTTTATACCCTCGGTTTCCCGATATTTATTAGGGGCTTAGACTATATCATCTATGAATGGCACTTCGATTTAAGGGGTTTTCTCCCACCGTTTCGCAACGGCCCTAC